ATTTAACAAGAGTGGAGTAGAAGAAGAATACAGGAATTGCTGGGACACACCTACAATCGCATTCCGCCGTCCAGCTAGCCAAGCCGGGTGTTTTTCCTCTTACACCAAAGGGCAGTTTTAATGACGGATACTACGACGCAGGGACAGCCTCCCAACCAGCTACTCAGTGGAACCGCATGCCAAATCGCTTAGACACCGACCCCTCGGTAAGTGCCATAACGACTGGAATGATGTATCTCGCTGTGGGATAAGCACTGAGCAGCTGCGAGATGGAGAAAGTCAAGTTAGAGATATACTTTGCTCCAGGGGTTTCGCGAAGCGACAAGTCAAACGGACCGCTGCCAACGGGGCAGCCCACGCTAGATAGGGTGTCAAGGAAACTCCCATCACTATTCATCAGCAGGCCTTCAACCCGCGTGAGTGACTCAAGGAGTGTCTGGGGCGTGGGCGTGCCACCACTAACATCGAGTGTCAAACGACCCAGTCCACGACTGAGGTTAGTGAAATCGTACGCAGATGGTGAGGTGGTGTCGAGCTCAATAGGGATACCTGTGAAAACCGGGGCACTTGCGCCTTGCACAACACGCAGTGGACCTCGGAAGGTGGTGTTCAACGACACGGGCGTAGTCCACCCGCTCGTCGGGGTTACCCATGTTGAATAGGTCTCTTGAGCCCGAGCGTAAGGAGGTTGCTCCACACTGAACTCAAGCGTATACTCAAGGATCAGGTTGAAAGAGAACTCACCGCTCAAACCACTACCAGCCACCAGCACACTGCCCGCATATGTAGTGCGCGGCTCATTGGCTGCAATGGATGCGGTGTACCTCCATGGGATTCCCTGGTTGATCGCAGCGCAGTCTAGCTTAAGGGAACACCCCTCCCAAACCGTGCCTGATGAACTCATAGCGTTTGCCATCATATCGCCAACACTCGTGGGGCGAGCATCGACAGGATCAGTATCAAACGCCAAATACACGAACCCGGACGCGGTAGTCGGAGCACTAGACTCCAACACCATCGCACATTGGGTAAACCGGTACTTCTCATAAGCAGGTGCTATAGACGACATCCAGGGAAACAACTTCTGGTTACCAGGGTGGAGCAGGCACTGCGCTTCATTGAGGTCTGCAAGTACAAACCCCCCTTGCTCGATGGTCACCCCCTGGACCAACTCCCTCCTCACGTGTTTGACCACTCGTGCGGTAGTCCCACTTGTCACTTGTGAGACAGCGGATGGAACCCCTCTCCGCTGAATGACTAGCTTCTTTCCGGCACTCCCCGTCGCTGGAGCACCAGAGCGCGCTTTCTTGGGGCGCGACTTTGGAACGTTTTGCCTTTGCATGCTGTATTGGATACCGGGCAAGCACCGGGACTGTACATCCGTCACACCTGAGCAGCTAACCGTGCAGTCTCTTGGCTTTTGGTTTAGCTCCCGAAGGATTTGGTTAGTTAAGTGACGGACCCAATTTAGGCGCCAGCAGGGCTTTGCTGGCACCACGGAGTCTTAAAGGTTCCAATGCTCCGCCCCCCCCTCCACTACTGTGGTTGTCATAGGGGGAGAATTATTAAACACCGCCTCCCATTCGATCTGTTCGGTCGGTGTGAACCCGAACGCACGCCAGAAACTGACGCGCGCCGCGTCCGTTACAACTGAGGATCGAGCTTGCAATCCCCGAGCGAGCACCATGAAGCCAGAATCCAGGACTCGTTTATCACTGAACCTGCCTTCCACTGCTCCCCCTCCCAGGTGCTGATAGAAGCTCTGCATCATCGGGATGCCATTGCACAACGCCAGCCCACCTTGTGCAACAACGTACCGGTAGTGCGAATACTCCTTCTCAGTAGCAAAACTCGACAAGTAAGTGGTGTCCTTACTTATAGCGGTAGTGACATTACGTACCATGCGCCACTTCTCGCCATCCCACACGGGGTGAGCCTGACAGAACTCTATCTTCTCTATCTCATAAACAGGCTCCTCTCTGGCCATCACGAAACCCATACGCTGGAACCATGCGTCCAGGTTTCCGAGCTTGGAGAGATCCTCCCTCTCCAACATCACAACGCAGTCGTCCCCGTTATTAGCCAAGCGCCATTTAGTGACCCCTATGCTTCCCAAATAAGCATGTACCATAGCACACATGATCAAGCAGTTGCCCAGGGCCGTATTCATGTCACCAGAGGCTCTACAGCCCTCTTTAGTGTACTTC